GCCCGACACGAGCCCGCTCGTCGAGGCCGTGAAAACGGCGGAGACTTTGCCGATCGTCGCCATGCTATTGCGTCGCCTCTTCCTTCGGAGTCCACCGGGCTCCAGCGGCCTTCAACATCTCTGCCTGAATCTCGTCTTCTGTCATCTCGCGATCCGGGTCGTAGCTGGGCAGGAACATTTCTCGAAACTGCGGATCAACGTTCGCCCCGAGCGCCTTGAGGATCAGCAGCGTCTGCAGGGCCGTTCGCCCCCACTCGTCGCCGAATGGCTCGACGCGGTAGGCAGCAATCCATCTCTGCAAAGCCGAGATTGGGATTTCGCGTTTGAGCCGCTCGACGTTGAGAACCTTGTGATGTGACGCCAGCCGGTACAGGAACCGCTCCGTCAGTCCTGCCCGGCTGCGGAGTTTTTTTCCACCTCCGAAACTGCTTCGTCGTCGTTCTTGAACACCGTTTTGAGCGCGTGGTTGTAGAGCCACATGACGCGGTTCGGGTTCGCGCGCATGATCTGATCGAGGCTGTCAGCGGTGAACAGCGGCTCGCCGTTTTTCTTGCAGTAGGAGCCGGCGATCGTTTTTGCGACCAGCGCGGCCGACGCCGGGCGGCCCACGCATTCGCGATGCTCGGTCGCGATGGCATGCCAGACGTCGAACGCCGGATAGCGCAAGTGAACCGTTTGGTCAGTGCCGGGGACCGTGGCCTCGATGACCTCTGGCTCCCACGACAGGAAATCGTCTTCGTGCTTGCTCACGCTTACACTCCTGAGAATCGGAATCGAGCGGTCCCACGAAGGAACTCGCCAACATTGCCGCTTACGTCGAACGTTTCGAGGAACGCTTCCATCGACAGGCTGCCGCTCGCGAAGTTCACGGTCAGCATGGCCCGCAGTCCGGTGTGATCGAAGATGTACGGCGGCACGTTCCGCATGCTGATATCCACGCCCCCCGGCTCAATGCCGAGACACTCGACCTGATTGACGACGCGAGTGTTGATGCCAGTGCCGACCACACGGCAGCCGCAATTCGTGACGTTCTCGATCAGCGCCGTAGCCGGCTGGAGCCGCCAGTTCGTGAGCCGGCCAATCGGCACGCTGTTGAACGTGACGTTCGATCCTTGCGACGACGGAGGTGGGGTGTTGGTCGGCACGTGTCAAGCCTGGAAACTCAGTCGGTGTAGTCGCTTGTGTAGTTGGCGGTGCCCTGCTTCAGGGTACCGGCATCGTCGGTCAGCTCGCTGTCGATGCACTTCAGCGTGACGCCGCTGCGCGTGACGGTCGAACCGACGGCTGGCTTGGACGCGGACTTGAACTCCACCGCGATCGTGGTGGTGATGCCGCCGTTGGTGGAGCCGTTCGGCCCGTTGTCGGGCAGCCCGTCCTCGTAGACACGCTTGCCGCCGTGAGGGATGGCGAGCGTCGAGGCGTCGAGCTTGTTTGCGCCCGGCTTGGGTCGCGTTTTCTTGACCGTGATCTTCCTCGCACCGGTCACGCCGATGCTTTGACCTTGCGAACTGACGAGCGACATCGTGCATTCCTTTCAGTGAGTTAGGCGGCTTGCGTCGGGTAGTACGACCAGCTCGCGCTCCAGGTCGCGTACTTCCCCTCCTCGTAGACAAACTCGCAGTCCTCGAGCACCCAGCCCTCCGTCACGCTGAGCTGGTCTGGAGCAAACTCAGAACCCTTCAGGTTTCCCGAAGCGCTGCACGTTTTGGTTGCGCCGCCGGCGTCGTCTAGAAGGACAGGGTCGGCGTACTCGCGCTCCTCGCTGTCGAGGTCTGTCACATCCTCCTTCGCAACAGTCGCGGTCGTGTCGACATCCTTAATGGAGACGCGCTTGACACCAGCAGGAAGGGTCGGGCCATTGTTCGGCTTGGTGGAAATCGGCATTGGTCACTCCTCTGAAAAACGAATCTCGACCGTTAGCTCGACCGTGTACGTGGGCTGCTCTCGGCCCTCGAGGTAGCCGGCGTCGCCGTCCCGCTCGTCGAGCACGAGACAGTGCTCGATTGTTTCGCCGTGGGCGGTGCCGGCGAACTTGTGGATCGCCCCCGAGACAGCCCGGGCGAGCTGCCACGCTTGGGTGTAGGAGTCGGCGTAGATCACGACGGTGAAGCGGGCCACCGGGTGGAGCGTGTCCGTCTCGGGCGTCGCGTCAAACGTGTCGTCAAGCAGCTGCTCGCGGGTGGTGCTCTCTCGCGCGTAGATGACATACGGAGGATCACCTCCGCCAGTCATTCCGACCGGCCACGCCGTGACGCCGGAAGCCGCCTCGATGGCCGCTTTGAGCCAGTTGTAGGGAGCGGATGGCATCAATAACTCCTGACTGGGTTCTTGCCGGCGGCGTCCTCAGACGCAGCCTTTTCGAGCGCTTTTGCCATCTCTTCGGCAAGCCTGTTCGCGGCCACAGGACCAAACTCCGCCATCGTTTTATCGATCATCTGATACGGACTGATTCCCCTGCTCGTTCCATACTGAAGCCAAATCGCCTTGCGCGATTCAAACCCAGCCCGGTATCCGAGCACGCCGTAAACAAACGAGTTGAAAGCCCACCAATAAACCATTACAAATAAAAATAACCAAACAACATCAACAAAATGCCAATACCATATACCTGCTTCAAAACCAAAATGATGGGTCATTGTAAAATGATTTAATATAACTCTTAAAAAAGAAACAAACAAACAACATGTACCTATAAAAACATGAAATCCATGAAATCCAGTAGTCATATAAAAACAAGATCCGAATACACTATCATTAATATTAAAAGGAGCATTTAAATATTCATAACCTTGTAATACAGTAAATAAAGTAGCTAAAATTAAAGTAAAAATTAAACCGTATATTGTATGTTTTTTTGACTTACTTCTAATTCCATGATGTGCATATGTTACAGTAGCTCCAGAACTTAATAAAAATATAGTATTTGTTAATGGAATTCCTGATGCTCCTATAGTTATTAATTCTTTAGGAGGCCAAACACCCCCTATATTAAATACTGGAGCTAAACTTGAATGAAAAAA